TGTTTCAAAGGTAATGTCTGGTCTCGAAGCGTTGATTACCTGTTTAGTTAACTCTGTACTAGGATTGCTTGCAACACCAAAGTTATCTAATGTTACTCTAAAGCGATACTTTAGCTTAGGCATTAGGAGACCTTGTGTAGAAGAACCACCTGCTCCCGATAAAGGTACTGTAAATCTATTTAAACTTGCAATTGGCATATAAATGCTCCTTATTCTTTGTTATTTACCTTTTATAGTCCGGCTGCGATATCACCAGTATTTTTCAATCTTAGTGGTATGTAGATAAATTCAACTGCCTTGACTGGTTCTATAGCAATATCTAACCATAACTCGTTACGATCAATTCGAGCAGCGGTATTGTTAGATTCGTCACAAACTACAATAAAGTCATATAGAGCACGTTGACCTACTAATTCTAATAGTAGACTTTCTGCTGCTGCCTTTATTTCTCTACGTGTTTGAACATCATTTGGTTCAAACAAGTAAGGACGAGCTAAAATGTCTAATTGTCTACGTAAGTAAACTACTAAACGTGATACATTAATTCTATCTAGTGCACTAGCATTTCTTGCACGGGTCTTTTGACCGTATGCAACAACACCAACACCTGTTAGAGTAGCAATCGGGTTAACTTTGGCATTATATAGAACATCGCGTAGACCTTCGTATAGTGCAGTTGGTTTAAACTCACCTTCACCAGTAATGTAACCTACTGATGTAGCATTGTCGACACCGCCACGTCTTGTTCCTGCTGGGGCAAACCACTGATAGCTCTTATTGTCACTATTAATGATTGTACGTAGCATCATATGACTTGGAGGAACAACAATGTAGTTACCAGTGTTATCGTTAGTATAACCGCTCGGATACCACATAGCCATGTATTCGTCATAGCTAACTGCTCCTACATCACCGTTATCTAATGCTTGATTAGTATTCAATGCCCACTCGCTTAATGCAGTTCCTGTTGGTTGTAGTCTGAAAGGTGTATCACCAACAACGAATGCAGTTAGCTTACGATCAGTATTAAATGCAACCATGTTCTGAATTGCTTCAGGATAGCCAGGTGTTGCAATTAAGTTAAAGACTAATGTATCAGTATCTCTAATGCTTGTGTTACTGTCAATAGTTTCTTTTAGTGCATTAACAACTTGTGCTCTCTGAGCAAGTCTACCAAATTGAGGACCACCGTCTGCTGCAACAGGGTATTGACTTACCCAACGTGCAGTTTCATATAGACCCATTGATTCGTCGTTAAATCTAATATTTTGACCTTCATTTGCATCTAAATTAATATATCCAGTAATATATTTTTTAACATTAAATCCGCTACGACGAGTATTCCATAGCCTCATACCTTTTGGATAAGTTGCAGGATTAGGTGCATCTGGATCTAAATAATCGCTGCTTAGTAATTCAACAATACTGCTAGCAGTTAGTGTTGTACCAGTTGTTGCCCAACGTGCATCTGCAAACAACCAACCGTTTGGAGTGCTTTGATCTGTTACATCTTGTAGAACCCACCCACCGGCAGTGCTGGTGTTGTAAACATAGATATCTCTTCCGAATCTATCTAGATCAGCAGTACTAACCCAAATATCGCCAGTTGCTAATGCTGTTGCTCCGTCTTGTTGTGTAGTAGGAGCAACGGCGCTAACTATAGGACCTAGAGGATCTGCATCAGGAAATTCTGTCGCATAACCTACCCATGTAGTACCATCGTGATACATAATATCAACTTCGTCAACAATACTATTGTACCAGAAAGTGCCGTCTGCAGGATCTTGTGTAGGTGCAGTAGGTCTTGCTTCGTATACTAACGGAGCCCAGTTAGAAATTTGGAAGTCTGCTGGATCTGTTGATGCTGGAGCATATATGTTTGGTACGCTAAGTGATATTCCAGAATTTGATAAAGGAGTTCCCAAACCATCTTCTAGTTGAATTTCACCTCCTAACAGGTGTCCTAATGTAAGTTTGTTTGTAGTGTTGTCAAAACTAGCATAGATATTATCTGTAGTTTGAAGAATTCTTTGCGCTACTAATTGACCAATTTTAGAACCGTTACCTGTAATGTTTACTGTAGTCCAAGGAGTCCATCCACTTGGAGCAGATTGTCTTACTGCAAAAGAGTAATTTGTAGTTGTACTAACAGTTGAAGTAGAAGCATTTGACGCACCTGTAACTCTACTTTCGCCTTGTATTTTTCTTCTCTTAATAACAAACTCTGCCTCTGTTGTATTGTCTGGATCTGTTTCGATAAACAATGTACCTACAGGAATATTTTTTCCTCCACCGACAGAATCAAAAGCATAGTTTGCAAATTCTGCACCGTGATATAACGGAGCAGGAACATTGATCCATTCTTGAGCAGATCCGCTATAATATTTTACAGACCATTCAGCTCCATCAGTAGGAACTGTAGTTGTTACCCATACACTACCTGTTGCAGTACTTGCATTAAATTCAGGGTACTGATAGTGCGGACTTATTTTCACTGTTCTATTTGTGTTCCAGAAAGATGAATCTACATATTCCCAGTTATTTGGTGATGTTTTTGCAAAAAGTTTTGCAATATCACCGTCAAACAACATACAGTAATCACCTACAGTACCTACTGAGCCCGCAGGTTGTCCTCCAACTACACTAGAAGATGGAGAGCTATCATCTAAAACAATAGGAGTTTTAGAAGTAAATTGTAATGTAGACGCATTCCATTCTTTAATACCATATTTGCTAGCATCAGTATCTACCCAATAAGTACCTGCAACTGGATCTCCTTTTGGAGCAGTGCTAGATGGCTCTATGGCAGTTGTATCTAGATCAGCACGTACAATGTATGCTCTAGAGCTTACACCTAACATACTATATGCGGCTTGTAAACCATATTCGTTCAATTCGCCACCGTGTTGAGGATTACCACTAGCATCTGTATAGAATACAGGAACGCCAAATGTGTCTACTAAATCTCTTTGGCTTGTTATTAGCCATACCTTACCAGCATTTGCTGCTGTTGTTCCTAATGCTATACTGCCGCTAGGATTTGTTTTGTCTTGTGCAGAAGCTACAAATATCATCGGAGTTGTTCCTGGCGCTGCAGGAAGATAGAAACTCTCGTCAATTACTTGTACTTGTACGCCCGGTGATTGCAAATTTGCCATATATGATCTCCTTAATGGATTACTTTGATTTATTTAGTAATTTTGGTAAAAAAAGAATTGGTTAAATACACTGAAAAGGGATTCAAAAAGGGCGTATGATTCGAAATTTATGCAAAACATGTGGCCAAAGGCCTGTTGCTATTAATTACTACAAGAAGGGAAAAGCTTTTTTCAGATCAAATTGCGATCATTGCGCTAAAAATAGAAAAAAAGAAAGGCCTCTATGGGCCTTTACTGGATATAAGAAAAAAAGTAGTTGTGATAAATGTGGGTTTAACTCAAAATATCAAGAACAATTTAATGTTTATTACGTTGACGGAAACCCTAGTAATTGCAGACCATCTAATTTAAAAACAGTTTGTGCAAACTGTCAAAGGATATTACACAAATTTAAGCTGCCATGGAAACAGGGTGATTTGAAACCTGACTTTTAACTAAGGATTCTATCTGCTCAAATAACTCATTTATAGTACCATCATTGGATATAACGATATCAGTAGGCAAACCAATCCACGCAGTTTCGCTACTGTGAATTCCTAATTGACTAAGGTGGTGTTTTCCTATTGCCCATCCTAACTGCTTATCACCTTTGTTTGCATTTACTGCATGTTCGTACCATTCTGGCTCAGGCCCACGTTTAATACGTACTACTAATCCGCCAGCATTTTTAATTGCAGACATTTCGTTAGGAAAACGAACATCACTAATTACAATATTATCTTTAGTTTTACGAAGCCTATTTTCTAAACTGGCTATCCAAATGTCGTCATGAAAGCCAGTTCGACAAACTTCAGTTCCCCAATGTTGTAAGATCCACCTAGGAGTAAGTTTTGGCATATTCAATCGTGTAGCCCACCATTGATCGACAGTTTCTCTCCATTCTCGAGCTTCTGTAGTACGACCTTCTAACAAGGTTCTATCCCACCCAAATACATGAGCTACAGCATCTTTTAATGTATTTGCAAAACTGTCTCTTCTAAACCCGTGATAATTAACCAAGTAATCAGCAGCAGTATCTTTGCCACACCCTATAAATCCCACAAATCCAATGATCATAGCATCTCCGATCGATACTATAATTTATACGTTAATAAGACGTATGTCAATATTTTGTTTAGCCAATAACAAAGGTTAAAGGTGTTGATCCATCTTTGTAGTTAATTAGATCTTGTTCTAGGATTTCAATTTCTGCTTTTCCTTCTCCTTTGAGAGCAGTACCATTAAGTTGTGTACCACCTTGAGGGCTAGCAATTTGTCCAAATTTTTCACGAGCTTCGCCTAGCATAAGTTTGCATGTTGCTAGACTGTAATCTTTGAGCCATTGATTTGCAAACGGATCTTGCATTAGATTAAAGTCCGGACGATAGTTATAAATCCATAATAGAACTTCTTCTTCTGAACGAGGACGTTGCATTAGAGTAAGTTTTTTAGTAGTCTTGTTAAAAGTAAAATTAATCTCGCTGCCAAACATTTTACCGACCTGCTTTTGATAACTTGCAAAGGCATAATAAGTAGCTAAGCCACCCATGTTTGTTGCAGTTAAAAGATATGTATTAGAATATGCAAGGTTAAACGGCTCAAATAAAGTTCCGCCTTGCCCGCCACCTGACCTAGAACCTATACTACGTCTAAAAATTTGACGCACATTTGTTACTTCTGACGGTAAAATATAATCGTTTCTATCAACTTCTATAGTTAAAAAGCTAAAACTTTCTTCTACTGCATTGCTACTACGTTGGCGAAATTTATTCAAAGCACGGTCAATCGCAGTATTGTAATGAGCAGGATCAAGCTCAACATCAATCATACCATCACCTAGCATAAGCTTGCAATAGTCGACAATTTTTTGGCGTTCGTTTTCGTTCTCAGTCATACTGGTATTTAGCTTATAAATATAATACTATGCCACGTTTATCCATGTACAAGCCTGAAAAGGGCAATGATTTCCGTTTTTTAGATAAAGTTATCAACGAACAATTTCAGGTCGGTGGTACGGATATATTTTTACACAAATATTTAGGGCCAGTAAATCCAGAAACTGGCGAAAGTACTCCAAGCACTCCTAATAATACTAACGAAATACCTGAACTAGGTATTCAAGATTTAATTTTTATGGAGAACAGAGATCGACACTACGCTCCTGATGTATATGTTATTCGTGGAATTTACACCCTACAAGATATCGATTTTAACCTAAGTCAATTTGGATTATTTTTACAAAATGATAATATCATGGTTACTTTCCATTTACGTGGAACTGTAGATTCTATAGGTAGAAAAATCATGGCAGGCGATGTTATAGAATTGCCTCACCAAAAAGATGAGTATGCATTAGATAATAGCTTAGTTGCATTGAAACGATTTTATGTAGTAAGTGAAGTCACTCGTCCAGCATCGGGATATAGTCAAACATGGTACCCGCATTTAATCCGTGCAAAATGTGCACCGTTAGTCGATTCTCAAGAATTTAAAGAAATACTTGACGCCGATAGTGGTGCAGGAGATGGCAGCACATTACGAGATCTTATTTCAACTTATAAGAAAAGTATCGAAATTAACGATCAAATTATTGCACAGGCACAAGAAGATACAGGAAAGAGCGGCTACGATACTGAACACTTTTACGTTATTCCTGAAAGAGGTACACTATTAGATGTTGCCGATACATCATCGATTGATGCAGATGCTAGTGTAGTTAATAACGCATTAGACGCTAGTATGGTCTTAAACAGCCCTGATAGGAATTTTTATGTAGGATACTTAACAGGAGATGGAGTTCCTCCAAATGGTGCACCTTATGGATTTGGATTAACATTTCCGAATAATCCGGTGTATGGACAATTTTACCTACGCACAGATTATTTGCCAAATAGACTATATCGATATGATGGAAAAAACTGGCTTAAATACGAAGACAATGTTCGCATGACAACTAACACACAAGGTGCAACACAAACTGCTGATCCTACTAAGGTTAGAAAAACACAAAAAGCAGGATTTATTAATAACACTACAACTTCTACTATTGCCGGAGAAGTTATACAAGAGAAACAAGCTCTTAGTAAGATATTAAGACCTAAAGCAGATAATTAATGGAGGCTTCGGTTTAACACCGTTGAGAGATTATAGATTACTTTTATGATGGGCAAATACGTAGATACTTAACACAATTCATGCAGATCGTTAGCAACTTTAGTTATAAAGATGCTAAAGGCCAATTGGTTCAGGTGCCTGTTATCTACGGTGATATGACCCGACAAGTTTCTCAAATAATTAAAAAGAATAGTGAGAATACTATTCCTAGTGCTCCATTCATTGCATGTTACATTAAAGATTTACAATTTGATCGTCCGAGATTACAAGATCCTTCATTTGTTAGTAAAATACATATAAGAGAAAGAGCATTTGATGAAGCTGGCAATGAGTATCTTAATACCCAAGGCAGTAATTATACTATAGAAAGAATTATGCCAACACCATAT